GTTACAATATCAAATTGGCATGCTTTCGCCACCTTAGAGACTTACAAAGACAAGGGCTAGATGATTTTCCTTATGTCGATTCTATTGACGCTTTTTACCGCTTCTTGAAGGTCTTATCTTTAGTACCAAACGTTGATGATTTGAGCAAGAATGTAGAACCAATGGATTGGCAGTTATTCATCTTTAGTCAAATATTTGCTTGGTTTGATTTGGACGGCTTACCACGATATGTCAACATCATTCTTTCAATGGCTCGTGCGCAGGGTAAAACAATGATAGCGGGCATTAGTCTTAACTATTCGTTTTTAATTGAAACAATCGGACTTAGTAACCAAGACTTCCTTGTTAGCTCACTAAACTTCGAGCAAACAATGAAACTCTACACATACGTTAAGTCTATGATGTCGCGAATCATCGAGAACGAGCCGTTCAAGTCGTTAGCGAAAGAAACGGGCTTACAACTGTATACTCGAGAAATTAAAGCGACGGTCGATAGCAACAGCATTCAAACCATTTCTTTTGAATCTGGTAAGTTCGATAGTAAGCACTTTAAACTGGCTGTTGCTGATGAAGTTGGCGAGCTTAAAAGTGATGAGGGTATATCTAAAATCACTTCTGGGCAAGTCAATACAGAGGGGTCACGTTTTATTGAGATTTCAACGTCTTATCAGACACCAGATGTGCCATTTCATCAAGAGCAAAAAAAGCTTATTGAAATTATGGAACGTGATTTTGATAGGTCGGGAGATGATCAACTTTGTTTGATTTGGTCGCAAGATAGTCTGGAAGAAACATTTGAACCAGAAACGTGGGCTAAAAGCAATCCACTTTTGAATCACCCAGAATTAAAAGATAGCCTTATGAAAGGCTTACTTTCTGAACGTGACAAGAAAATGCTTATGGGCAAGCTTGCCGATTTTCAAGTTAAAAATATGAATTGCTGGCTACTAGCTGATAGTAATAGTTTTCTTGATTTAAAAGATATAGAAAATGCGGTTATCCCTGAATTTGATATACGTGGCAAACGTGTTTATGTTGGTCTTGACGCTTCAATGTTTAGCGATAATACGGCGATTGGTTTTGTTTATCCGTATTTGGGCGAAGATGGCAGTCAAAAGTGGCACGTAGAACAGCACAGTTTCATTCCGTGGCAACAAGCAGGCTCGCTCGAAGCTAAGATGGAACAAGATGGTGTGAACTACCGTGATCTAGAGCAAAAAGGGTACTGCACTATAACGAGCCATCCGCAAGGGCTTATTAATCCAGAGGAAGTTTACCGCTGGTTTATTGATTATGTTGAAGACAACGCATTAGACGTTGTCTTTTTTGGTTATGACGCGATGGGCGTGTCTAAGATTATTAAAGCATTAGAAGCTAACACAAGCTTTCCTCTAATGCCTATCAGACAGCGCACAAGCGAGCTTAAAGACCCTACAAAGTTCTTGCAAACGCTGTTCATTGAAGGCAACATCACTCGCATTGATGATGAAATCATGCGTAAAGCTTTGATAAATGCGGTTATCAAAGAGGATAACATAGGCATTCAAGTAGACAAGATGAAATCTACTTACAAAATCGACGTAGTGGACGCAATTATCGACGCTATGTATGACGCTATGTACGCCTTTGAAGATTACGCAATTACTAATGACCCAACGTGGAAAGTAGAGCATATGTCACAAGAAGCGGTTTTAGATTGGCTTAAAAACCCAGAAAGTGGCATGTTAGATGACTATTAGAGGTAAAAATAACAATGATTTTAAAGTTTTTTAAGGCAATTTGGAGTGTTTTTGACGTCATTATGTTCATTTTAGCGGTGATTTCTGCTAACTTAACGACTTATTATCAGCAACACATTGCTTTTGGTATTAGTATGACGATTACGTTTATTTTAGCTGGTTTGGCTAGTGAACTGATTTCCGGAAAAGGAGAAAAATAGTGGTAGAAAGGGGGTGAAACTATTTGCCAGTTTTTAATTTTACGAATCAATCAACCGAAAGCCCGCCAAATACACAATTCTTTAGCGAAGATGATTACAACTATTTAACAGCTAATTTGACAGGCAACGAATGGGTTTCAGCTAAATCGGCGTTAAAGAATTCTGATTTATTCTCTATTATTAACCAGCTTTCAAATGATTTAGCAACGGTTAAATTGACGGCTAACAAACGTGTGCAGGGAATTATTGATAATCCAACGAATAATTCAAACCGTTTTGGGTTTTATCAGTCAATCTTTGCTCAAATGCTTTTAGGTGGCGAAGCGTTTGCCTATCGCTGGCGCAACGAAAACGGACGTGATGTTAAATGGGAATTTTTGAGACCGTCACAAATTAATATGAATCCAATTGATTATGAGCATGGATTGTATTACAACATCACGTTTGACGACCCAAAAATCGGAGCTAAGATGAATGTTCCGCAAAACGATGTTCTACATTTCCGTTTGCTTTCTGTTGACGGTGGCAAGACCAGTGTTAGTCCGCTTATGGCGCTGACTAGAGAGCTGAATATTCAGAAAGCTAGTGATAATTTAACGCTTAATTCGCTTAAGAATGCCTTGAACGCTAACGGAATTTTAAAAATCAAAAATGGCGGTTTACTGGACTTTAAAACCAAACAATCACGCTCACGTCAAGCGATGAAGCAAATGCAAGGTGGACCTCTGGTTTTAGATGATTTAGAGGAATTTCAACCTTTAGAAATTAAATCAAATGTTGCGCAACTACTTAGCCAAGCAGATTGGACAACAGGGCAATTTGCTAAAGTTTACGGCATTCCTGAAAATGTCGTTGGCGGTAAAGGCGACCAACAATCATCTTTGGATATGTCAATGAATGTCTATGCTAAAGCAGTAGCGAGGTATTTAAGACCATTCGTTAGCGAGTTGAGCAATAAGCTAGGTTGTGACATTGATTCTGATTTATTCCCAGCCGTTGACCCAACAGGTTCAAGCTACATCAATCGAGTAAATGAACTAGTCAAGAATGGTGTTGTCGCTCAAAACCAAGGTTTATATATGTTGCAACAAGCGGAAGTAATTCCAAAAGAATTGCCAGTAGGTGAGAATCCTAATACTGCTAAAACATTGAAAGGGGGTGAGGGAGATGGGAAAGATTGATATTAAAGGCGACATTGTCTCTAATGATGTCGGTGAATTTTATGAATGGTTTGGAATGTCTAGTACATATCCTAAGAAAATCCAACAAGCTATCTTGAATGATGAAGATAACGAAATCGTTTTAGACGTCGCTTCAAACGGCGGTGATGTATTCGCAGCAAGCGAAATCTACACAATGCTTAGAGATAGCCAAAAGAATATCGTTGTTAACATTCAAGGTTTAGCTGCTAGCGCTGCTAGTGTCATTGCAATGGCTGGAAATACTGTTCGAATGTCACCGACAAGTCAACTCATGATTCATAAAGCTTCGGTTTCTACAGTTGGAAACAGTGACGATTTAGAGCACGAATCAGAAGTCCTAAACGGCATTGATGAATCAATAGCTATGGCTTACGAGCTTAAAACAGGCATGAAACAGACAGATATTTTACAACTTATGTCAAATGAAACTTGGATGAATGCCAAAGTTGCAGTTGACAAAGGCTTTGCGGACGAAATCATGTTCAATGAATCCGATGATGAGCCAATCTTTGAAAATGCCATTCATGCTTTGCCAAGCAAAGCAGCAATCAATAAATTCAAGAATTTGATTGCTAAAGAAAAATTGAATAAACAATCAAGTCAGCCTACAAACTCTGTACGAGAACGTAAGCTGGCTATTTTATTGGACAAAAAAGGAGAAAATTAATGGATATTAACACACTTAACAATCTTTGGATTGAAGCAGGTCATACAGTAGAAGACCTTAACGAACAGATTAACAATGCTTTGAATGATGATAATTTTTCGGCGGAAGCTTTTGCAGATTTGAAAGATAAACGTGATAACGCTAAGGTTCGCCGTGATGCATTGAAAGAGCAATTGGTTGAAGCGCAAGCGCAAACTGTCATTGAAACACCAAAGACACCACTTAACGATGAAGAATTGGAAATCAAAGACCAATTTATTAATGATTTCAAAAATTTAGTTCGTGGTAATTACGCACAAATTAAAAACATGGTTTCATCTGATGAAACAGATGGCGCAGGACATGCTGGTTTGACTATTCCAAAAGATATTCAAACAACAATCCACACTTTAGTGCGTCAATATGATTCTTTGCAAGAATACGTCAACGTAGAATCTGTTACAACAACTTCTGGCTCTCGTGTTTATGAAAAATGGTCTGATATTACAGCACTTGCTGAAATTGACGAAGAAGGTGCAACAATTGGCGCTAATGATGACCCACAATTGACAACAATTAAATACCTTATCAAACGTTATGCTGGTATTTCTACAATCACTAACTCGCTTTTGAAAGATACTGCCGAAAATATTATCGCTTGGTTATCTAACTGGATTGCCAAGAAAGTGGTCGTTACTCGCAACACTAAAATCATTGCAGCAATTGATACATTGCCAACTAAGCCAACACTTGCTAAATGGGATGACATCATTGACCTTGAAGCAAAAGTTGACCCAGCCATCAAATCAACTTCAATGTTCTTGACTAATACATCTGGTTTCACAGCGCTTAAAAAAGTCAAAGATGCAATGGGGAATTACCTAATGCAACGTGATGTTAAATCACCAACAGGCTATGTTATTGATGGTTTTCCAGTTAAAGAAGTTGGTGACCGTTGGTTGCCTGATAAATCTAAAGCACATCCACTTTACTTTGGTGATTTGAAACAAGCAGTTACTTTGTTCGACCGTGAAAATATGTCATTGCTTGCTACAAATATCGGAGCTGGTGCTTTTGAAACGGACACTACTAAAATTCGTGTCACTGACCGTTTTGATGTTAGTACAGTTGATAATGAAGCTTTCGTTCCTGCAACATTTACAGCAATTGCGGACCAAGAAGGTAACATTAAAACATCTGCTGCTGGATAATTCAGGAGGAGTAAGCAATGGGCGTCACCAAAAATGATGTTATGTTAGCACTAAATTTAGACGAAACAGACGATACTAATTTAATCCCTGCTTACATCTCATCTGCTGAATTTTTTGTCAAAAATGCCGTTGGTGACGCTGACGGTTTTTTTGAGCAAGAAAAAGTTAGTTATCTATATGATACAGCGGTTCTTGCGTTGGCAAACTCGTATTACACATATAGAGTGGCTTTATCAGATACTACAACTTACCCTATTGATTTAACTTTAAACAGTATTGTCAGCCAATTGCGTGGCTTATATGCAGTGTATGAAGAGGAGAGAAGCTAATGGCAAAAATATATTCTGCTGTGGATTTTAGAGCAAAAGCCGATTTTGGCAGCTATGAATCTGTATCAAATCCTTATACAGGAGTTAGCGTGCCTAAATTTGTTAAAAAATTTACTCTACACTATAAATCACATACACGCACGCTGAATCAAGAATATTTAGCGGTTTCCGCTGGCGAAAGTGAAACGAGGGTAATTGTTGTAAGACATAATGCGAAAGTTATAAAAGGTCTCGCCGTTCTTTTGAATGGGAATGTTTACGATATTACAAAAGTTAGTCCAGATGAGGGCTTTGGTATTAATAAATACGATTTTATTACATTAAAGAAATCAGAAAAAGTGGGTAAAAAATAATGGTTGGATTTGATGACGCTTTAGAGGAATGGCTTAAAACAGTTCAAAATATTGGGAATTTAACTCCTGCAGAACAATCTAAAATCACAAAGGCAGGGGCAGAAGTCTTTAAAGACGAATTGGCGAAAGCCACCAAAAAAGAGCACTATTCAAATCATAAAGACCCAGTTTATGGGCATATGGCGGACAGCTTATCTGTTCAGAAATCTAGCGTTGACGGTAGAAAGAACGGTAAATCAACCGTCGGTTGGGAAAATCGTTTTCATGCTCAAAATGCCAGACGTTTGAATGATGGAACTAAAAAATATCGTGCAGACCACTTTGTAACAAAGGTGCAGAATGACAGCGCTGTTCAAAGAAAGGTGTTGTTAGCTGAAAAAGAGGAGTATGACAAAATTATGCGGAAGAAAGGGGCTAAATAATGTTAGCAACATTAACATTAAAAGAATTGATTTCTGGTAAAGAATTCAGTGAAATAAGCGAAATATATGTGAACAACCTACCAAAAGAAATTCAAGAAAATACTGATAAGACAATTATGTTGCTAAGAGAATCAGGCGCTTTTCTTGATGTGTTTGGCAATGATAGCTTTTTCGGCAAAACGAATCAAATCGAAGTCCAGATTTTTTATAAATTAGACGTTGATTTTGATTTAGAAGAATTCGAAACAAGATTGATGAAATTTCTTGTTTCAGAGCATTACACAATAACAGATGTTAGAGAGCACACACTAGACCCCGACACACTACAGATGACGGCGGTCTTTTATGTTGCTCACGAAAAAATAATTTAATTCAAAGGAGAAATAATATGGCAATTGTCGGTTTAAAAATGGTGACACTAGCATTAGTAGATCCAAAAACACAACAGCTTATAAAAGGAGAACAAGGACTATCAACTACAGGAATTGTTGAAATTGATAGTTCTATGCTCGGTACTAAGACTGCGAACATTTCAAACTTGGAGGGTTCAGCTACTAAAGTTCCTGGGAACAACGCAGTACAGGATGTTATGATTGCACCCGGTTCGCCAGCAGTCGCTCTTGATTTCAACAACCTTGATTTTGAAATCAAACAAAAAGTTTTAGGTTTCGTATCAGACCAAAAAGGTGGCTATACACTTTCTGGAGATAAACCACACGTTGCAATGCTTATTGAATCAGAAACACTTGACCGCAAACATTCAATTTATTTTGGCTTTGCAAATGGTATCATGCAAGAAACCACTCAAAACGTT